CTCATTTTATTTTCCACCTTTATATAATTTGTCTCTAATTATTTGTATTTGCTCGGACGTCAAAACATCCAGTGCACGTTTCGCTTTCTCACTGGAGTATTTATAATATTCCATGATAAGTTTCAAATCATCAGTGAAGGCATCTTTCTTATGCCATTTGCTGAATCTTTTACGCTTTGTAGCACTATTTAGCAAAAAAGAAAATTGGAGACTAGAAGGTAGTTCATGCCTTACGTTCATCTCATTAGCCAGAAGAATTGTATCTGGAAAATAAGACAAGCCACGATTAACAATAAACGCATTATAATCTTTTTCAGCTTGAGGATCTTTGAACAGATCCTCTTTCGTCATATTGATAGCATTTAAAAAATCAAAAGGTGTCATCATTTAAACCTACATTGCGCCATAATCTCAGTCAGTGCTGCCATAGTATTTAGTTCTTGGTCAGCAACGAACGCAGATTTATATTGATAGTCAGCTAAGATGAGCACCATTTGTGGAATGCTAGCAGGTTCCATGGCACCTGAAGAAGTATCGTACAGGTGACGAAACAACTCCGTAGATTCCATGTCGCTGTTTTTGGCAACCCACTTACGAACCTCTCCGAAGTTTTTATCTTTCAAGTCACGCAGAAGAGACTTGTATGATTCTTCAGAAAGGTTCACAAGGATCGCAGAGTCGATCTTACCAGTAACAGAGTATCGTTGAAGTTCATTTAACATACGACGATAATCTGGGAAGAACTTAGTGATAAGTTCTGCGACTACTTTAGGATCAAATTCAACACCCTCTTGTGTGAGGATTTGAGTAACTCTCTTGAAAAACTGTCCAGCAACCTTTTGTTTCTCAGCACCATCAATCTTGAATTCAATCACAGAACAACGACTGTGAAGTGGATCAATGATACGGTTCTTAAAGTTACAGGTAAAGATAAACCGACAGTTGTTTGAGTATTCCTCAATAAAGTTACGCAAAGCAGGTTGAACCGATTGTGGGTTCATGTAGTCAGCTTCATCAATGATAACTACTTTTTTGGCATCAGTCAATGATACGCTAGTAGCAAATCCTTTGATGGTGGTACGAAGAACGTCAATCGAACGACCCTCTTCAGAACCATTCACTACGATATACTCAGCACCAACTTCATTACACAGTGCCTTTGCTACAGTAGTTTTACCGACACCAGCAGTGCCAGACAACAACAAAGTCGGCAGTTCTCCTTGTTTAACATACTGACGAAATGTTTCCTTCATGCTATCAGGAAGGATACAATCATCAATCTTTTGTGGACGATACTTTTCTACCCACAAAAACTGTTCATCACGTTTTTCAATCATAGCATTCTCCAGTCATAATATAAAATAAGAGAGCAGTTTTCGGTCATGCTCAGGACTCTTGGCTGCGTAGTCTTCAGTGTACTCACCGAACCTTACCACGCCTTACATCCAAGATTAAAAAGTGGAGTCTGCTTCCACGGCAACGTAGTAAACCAGATCGCTCGAAGCTGATTGAATGCGAGAGATTTTACGAGAGGACAAACTTACCTGATAGTCTCCAGGAAGCATCTTCAAGTTCTCTACTTTCAAGTTCACTTTGAACGTCTTATCGGTTGCGCCTACATCTGCGCTGTAAGAGTTACCAGTGGCATTCTTTTTGTCACCGACAACAATACTCATAACGCTACCGTCGCCAACAACTGCTACATCTGATGCACGTAGGACAGAAGCAGTTTTATGAATCATACCTAACATAGAAGCAGTCATCGTAAAGTCAATGTCAGACTCAGGGAATGTGATCGACTTTTGAGGAACGGTAAGGACAGAAGGATCTGCTGCAAAGTACTTGATGCTGTTTGAACCTTCTTGAATCGTAACATACTTCTCTTGGAAAGTTAGTTCAGGATCATCGAACAGCGACATCGCACCAAGGAATTCATTCAAGTCGTAGATACCAAAGTCAGGGAATGATTCACCGACAGTAGCATCAGCCATGATGTTCTTTTGTGCAGAGATGGTTGAAAGTTTATTACCTTCTTTGAGAAGAATGTTGGAGTTGATTCCAGCAAAGTTCTTAAAGAGAGCGAGTGTTTCTTTAGATAGTTTCATAATTTACCCTTTTCAATTTTGTAGATGTATTATACATCATATTACATTGTATGTCAAGCGTTCTCAAGATATTCAAGAACTTTTTCAGGGGTAGAGTTTACATATGGATCTGTCTCACAATTGTTCATGATTCCATCCTCTGCACCCATATATTCAATAATTCCATCGTTGACCACCATAGCATAACGCCATGATCGAACACCGAACCCCAAGTTATCTTTTGCTACCAAAGCACCCATTCCAGCAGTAAACTTACCAGAACCATCAGGGATAAACTTGATGTTCTTAACCTTTTGATGGATCATCCACTGGCGCATAACGAATGTATCGTTAACAGAAATAACGTATACCTCATCAACACCTAAGGATTTCATCTTGTCATAATTTTGTTCGAATCCAGGAACCTGAAAAGTCGAACATGTTGGTGTGAATGCGCCTGGAAGTGAGAATACTACGACACGTTTACCAGAAAAGATATCTGCTGTCGAGAGTTCTTTCCACTCAAAGGGATTTTCTCCACCGTTTGTTTCGTCCACATAACAGATATCTTTACCATCTGTGCGAACACGGTACAGAAAATTTGTTTGTGGAACACCATCACCAACTCCAATCATATATTACTCCTACTTGTTATGATCTTGATCATGTGTATGTAATGCGATCAAGGCATAATGTAAGACCTTCAATAGATCTTTACGATTAAACCCTTCTTTCTTACCATAACGTTGAGTATACTTGATAACATTTCCTAGACAGAAACCCATGCCGTGACCACTATCGATAATAAACTCAGTTGTCTGAATATTATTTTGCGAATAATGTTCGCCATAAGTTGAATCAACATATTCTTGAAGTTCCTTAATCAAAGAATCTTCACTATATTTGTAGTCTATTGTCATATACTCTCCTAATGATAAAAGAGGAGGGGGAAAGAATTCCCCCTCTCACCAATTTCTCTCTAATTAACGAGAGAAGACGTCTGCACCAAAGAGGGCTGCAGCTGCTGCGACCATCTTACGTGATGGTTGACCCAAGCGATACTTGGTCACGACAGAACCGTCTGATAGTTTAGCGTCATTACCGTAGATCGCAAAGCCAGCGTTACGTAGTGTACGAACTGCTTCATGCGGATTCTTTAGAGAATACGTGCTAGCAATTTGTTTAGCCGTAAGGATACGACCAGATTTAAATGCCGTCAGTAGCTTGTCAGTTTTCGATTCAGTTTTACTCATATAATATCTCCATGATATGCCATCATAACAAAAAAATCCAGAGGGTGGGATGGCTCAACACCCTCTGGTTAAACAGAATTAATAGTAGTTGGAAGTATCCACGCCTACATCAATTCCAGCTTCACGACAGATGTCGCTGAAGTCATTGTTGAAGTCGTAATCTTCGACTTCCAAAGACTCATCAATGATTTTCTGAAGACGATTTTCTTCAGGATCTACAGTCACGATGGTCTTTGCAGCAAGGGAAGCAACCTTAGCCTTTGCTGCTTTAACAGGGTTAGAACGAATTGTCTCGTCTCGAGCGAACGATGAGAGTTCAGCTTCTGAGGGAATTGGCAACTGGTACTGACCTCGAGCGATCTTGTTCTTAGCGAACAACCAGTTAGGGTAACCAATCTTTTCACCCTTCTTACCTTCTCGCTGGTCACGCAATTCGTAATAAATCGCAGCGCATTCTTTCAGCGTGATGGTAGGATCAGTTTTGTATTGTGGGCTATGCTCAATGACAGCAATCACAAAACGCTTCTGGGCACGAGACAAGGTATCAAATTTCAACATAAT